TTTCAGTCATTATATATTGTAAAGATACATAATTCTATGTATTTTTATAATAAGTTATCAGCAAAATCCATCATTTCCCATAGAAATATTTAAATAATTTAAATGATCAGAAGTACTAGTACATTTGGTTGGAGCACATGAATTGGAACATGTAGGGTCTTCATTATCAAAATCATTACAAATAGTATATCTTGTATTATCTTCATTATACCAAATTTCATTAGATACATGTTTGTATCCTAAAAATTCTTCAGGTACATGAGGAACAATATCATAATAATGAGTAATTCGTTTAGAATATATAGAGTAAGCATTGAAATAATCAGAAAAATACTGATTACCAACACGAGGAGATCCAAAAGTAACTAAGTAAGAAATTTCGTATGGAAATTCATTATACATAGTATCAAATGTACAAATAGTTGCCAGAGCTCCTCCTAATGAATGACCAGTAATAAATAATTTTTTGGTTCCGTATTTTCGAGTCATATCAGATATAATAGACATAACATCAGGTTTTAATATATCATATAAATCATAGAAACCCTTATCTACGGCAATAGAGTTATCAACGTATGGATGTATTAAAATAATTTTAATATCAGAAATCCAATTTTGAATATTAGAGGATCCTCTAAAACCGATAAAAATAGAATTATATGTCATATCATAACCAAAAATAACAAGTTCATTGTATTTTTCTAATTTGGTTTCATAAATAAAATTATTGCTACATGTATAGCAAGTCCAAGAGTCTAATTGCGACATACAATAAGCAGCTTGTGAAATATTAACGGCATTATTGAAAACATTTGTATTTATACAATGCGCTAGAATGAAAAAAGAAGATCCGAGAAGATAAGAAACAAAAATAAAGGAATGGAATAACATAATATATGTAGTAATAAATTAAAGTTTTAATTGCTTTTCGTTTAATAATTCAATTAATTTGGTACATTGATCAAAGTAAATATCATTTTGTTTATAAAAATCAATAAACATTTTCTGTTTATTTCTTATGTTTGGACCAAATATCGGAGTTTTTCCATATAACATTTCATATTCTTGATAAGCAACACAAATAATAATAAGAGGTTTTTCATATAAAATAGGTATTTCTGCATATTTTAATGGGGTACCATATACTTTTTCACCAGCGGTACCCGAAGTAGTCCAAGATCTAGTTTTAACTTCATAAATAAAATCATCAGTTTCTATATCAGGTACATAATTTTTTTTTTTCAAAGGTATTTTAGGATTTTCTCCTAGTTGATCTAAGCATTCAAATACAATTGATTGACCGAGTCTAGTAGTCCATTGATTATTATTAGTATCATGTATAATAGAATTACCCCATATTTTTTCTTGATCTTTTGTAATTTTCATTCCGTTTATAATAGGGTGCTGATAACACCAATTACAAGCAGAATGAAACAATAGAGGATTAGTAAATATATTTTGTAACCGCATAAAGAAAACGCGTATGCCTATATAATAATAAATTATATTTATGAATGAATGAAAAAATAATCATACCCAAAGAAATAAAAAATGAAATAATATCTTATTTGCCATATAGAAAATGTTTAAATTGTGGTAAAGAAAATGTAAGCTATAAAAGATATTATGGTTGTTCAATAAAATGCAAAAGTGTTATAGTTGCAAATATAGTAATAGGAACTATATTGATGATGCTATATATAGTTTTACATATATTACATGTGATTTTATATTTTTTATCAACTTTAATACTATCTATCCTATATTTTGTACTATACATCCTACATATAGTAGTATCAATATATGTACATGGTTATATAATAATATTAGTAATTAATCGGTTATATTGATAAAAATCTAAAAATACTATATAGATGTTATATCTATTATTTCTTTTTGTGACTTTGATAAATATCGGAAATACAAGTGAATGTATTTGCACTACAGTTCAATGCCCGGTAGAAGGAGAAAATCATATAATCATGGGAAATGGTAATGCAGATATGACATATATATATGAATTGCATAATAGCCATGAAGTAGTAACCAGTGCTTCTGGCATTATCACACCCGAATCATTAAATAATGGTACAAAAACAACTGATTGTACTCGTAAATATTCACGTATGTTAGAAGATGATGGAGAGCAAAGTTGTGACGCAGGACACATATTAGCCAATAGTTTAGGTGGTTATGGAAATGAACCATTAAATATTTTTCCACAAAATTCAACCATAAATGAAGGTATATTTTCACAATTTGAAGGAAAAATATATAATTGTATGAAAAGTGGTGCAACAAAAGGATATTTAAAATGGATATTTACATATGAGAATACAGAGAAAACAATGCCATATAAAGTATTTTACAGCGCAGAGTTTGATAAGGGTAATTGTACAGAAATAAGTTCTGAATTTCCTAATTAGTCGTATTATATCATAAAATATTATGATATAGTAGTACAATGAGTGATATAAAAAAGGTTAGTATTATCATAGATGATAATAATAAAAATAGAAAAGAAAAAAATAGTGTTGCAAAAAAAAGAATCATAACAGATAGTGATATTTGGAAAAAATATGAGAATAAATTATCGATAGAAACCCAATATGATTATATAAAACAATTGCATAAGAAAAATATTATTGATGAAGACATATGTAATATTATACAAAAGCAAGTAAAGCAGAAAATTTCTGGTTACAGAAATCAAGATACGATAAAAAAAATATTAGACGTAGATAAGTTAATTACAAAAGAAGAAACAATACAATTATTATATGAGTCAGAATTAGTATGTTATTATTGTAAAGAAAGAGTAATGATTATGTACGATAATGTTCGAGAACCCAAACAATGGTCATTGGATAGAATAGATAATGATATAGGACATTATAGTGGCAATGTAGTAATTGCATGTTTGTCATGTAATTTACATCGTAAAACAATGTATCATGAAAGATTTGCATTTACAAAACAATTGAACATAATCAAAAAAGATTAAAAGTATATAAAATAATAATATCATAAAAAGATAATGGAACCAACAAATTCATTAATAAGTACTGAAAGTTATTTTTCAGGTAATCGTTCAAATGAATTTATAAATAAGCCGATATTACCGATACATACGCAAATACTGAATAAATTACTTAATTTTTTGAAAACAAAGAAAGTACCTAATTTATTATTTCATGGTTCATCTGGAAGTGGAAAACGTACATTGGTAAATACATTTATAAATAATATATATAATAATGATAAATATCGTACAAAACAGAATGTTATGCATGTAAATTGCTCACACGGTAAGGGGATAAAGTTTATCCGTGAAGAGTTAAAGTTTTTTGCAAAGCGTAATATTCAATTAGACGAAGGAAGCAACTTTAAAACAATAGTATTATTAAACGCCGATCACTTGACTATAGATGCTCAATCTGCATTACGTAGATGTATAGAATTATTCAGTTATAATACACGTTTTTTTATAATTGTAGAAAATAAACATAAATTATTGAATCCCATCTTATCACGTTTTTGTGAAATTTATGTACCAGAATATATAGATGGAGGTAACATTATGAATTTGCATCGAAAAATGAATAATATGAGTGAAAATACATGTTCTACAGAGAAAAGTTGGTTATCTATGAAAATTAATGAACTAGATGACAACGTTGTTTCACATAGTGATTTGATAGAATTATCGAATGAAATATATCAGAAAGGATTTTCATGCTTAGATTTAATTCATTGGATACAAGATAATAATAATATAGACGAGCTATTAAAAAGTAGTGTAGTAATTTATTATGACAAAATTAAATTAGAATATAGATCCGAGCCTTTGCTAATATTTGTATTATTAGATTATTTGTATATGAGAGAAAACAAAGAGATAAACTTTTGAAATTCAAAATAACTTAAAGTAGATGATATAATAGTATTATATGGACGATTTTGTAATTTCAAATTTGCATGAATCTAGAAATGAATGGTGTAGTCGTTTAGTAAGTATTTTTACACCATTAGTAACTGAGGGCATAAGATCTATTTTTAATGAATCATGGAAAATATGTATGGATAATGATGAAGCAAATAAATATTTAATGACATTTCAGAATTTGTTATCTCGTGTCCCTAAGTGGAATAATTCTATCATAGAAGATGAAAAGAAAAGAATTATAGAGAGAAGTGGTTGTAACTATTTGGAAGATTTAATAACATGTGTTCATATTATTCAATTAAAAGTATTGACATGTATTCGTGTTGGAAATAAGCAAAAAAAGATAGACATTTCTATCCCAAGTTTAGATGCTTTTATACATAAGATTTATATTAATGTAGCTAGAAAGGTGTATATGAATGTATATTTATTTGAAAAAAATATATCTCCTTTACAAACTCAGAAAAATAATCGTGAATTAGAGAATATAATTCAAGAATGTATTATGTTAGCTATACGTGATAGTATTCCAACAGAATCAATAATTCGAGCTTATATGGATGAAAGTATAGAACATGAAGAACAAGTATTTATAGAAAATGTAGAAGGCCCAGAAGAGTCAGAAGAAAAAACAGGTGATGAGATTAAGAAAACAGAAGAAGAAAATACCAACGAAAATGAAGAGCAAATTGAGCAAGAAGAAGAAACAGTACCAGAAGTAGTACCTTCAATACAAAATATCGATGATAAACAATTAGTAACAAAATTAAGTTTTAATGATATGGATAGCGTATTAGATAATAATGATACAGTCAAAGAAATTGAAGCACCAAAAACCATTGAAAGATTAGAAGATATAAGCACAACTAGAGCTTTACAAAGAAAATTGGAAGAAGAAGAAGAAGAAAGTGATGATGAAAGATTGCAAATATCTACAGAACCAATAGATTTAAGTGGTTTTGATGTACTAGATGAACCAACAACTAATGTATCAAGTGAAGAAATATTATTAAATGATGTAGAAGAACTACCTGCAATTTAGGAAAATGCGTAAAATGAAATGTAAAAACTTCTGTTGTTTAGTATATTAAATGGAAAAATTACTGGTGATAGCATTAATAATAACAGTAATATTTTTTGTAATTAAAGTACTAGAAATGAAATATTTATCAAAAGAAATGAAACCACTAAAATATACAATAAGAGATTCATTTTTTGTATTTATATCAAGTTTTGCTGGTTTATTCGGTTTTTTAAGCATGAATGGTTCCATAAATGATTTCATGAATATAGTAACAAGCAATAAATCTAGTAATTTAAAAGCAACACAGATCTTTACAGATGAACCAGGGTTTTAAGATATGTTTATGATAATAGTTTATAATGTTTTAATAATATATAAAAATATATATCATTAAAATGGAAAATAAAAATGTACAAAAAGGAGGCGTACCATTTCACAAAACGAAAGTAGCAAAAGTTATGTCTGATAGCACACCATTTCATAAAACAAAATTATCAAAAGCTATTTCTGATAGCACACCATTTCATAAAACAAAATTATCAAAAGCTATGTCTGATAGCACACCATTTCATAAAACAAAATTGTCAAAAGTTATTTCTGATAGCACACCATTTCATAAAACAGAAATTTACAGCCAACTTTTTCAAAAAGGCGGTGATGATATAAGTGAAAAAGATAGTATTCAGCGTATGATATCAAAAGAAAGAAGAATATTTGAGAAAGAAGATAAAAAAATACAGGTTCAATCAGATAATAATGAAACAGCTTCAATCAGATTAAATGAAAAATTATCAGAAATGTTGGATAGATTATCAAAATTAATGCAAAAAAAAGGAGATAATATGAGATCACGTATATACAGTCGAGCACAAGATACCGTGTTGTCTGAACCAGGAGATATAACAGATATAAATCAGATGAAAGGAAAACCTCATATTGGTCCAACAATATTATCTAAGATGGATGAATACATAAAAACTGGTACATTGAGTGTATTTGAAAAAGAAAAAGATAATCCTTTAACCTGGATGACTGATATTCATGGTATTGGTCCCAAGAAAGCAAGTGAATTAATAGAAAAAGGTGTTCGTAGTATAGATGATTTGAGAGAAAAACAAGAAGATTTATTGAATAATACACAAAAAATAGGATTAAAATATTACGAAGATACGATCAAAAGAATACCTCGTACAGAAATAGATGAATATAAAAAAATGTTTGATAAAGAATTCAAAAAAATAGCAGAATCTGATAGTCAATATGAGATAGTTGGAAGTTATCGACGTGGTGCAAAAACATCCGGAGATATAGATGTAATTATAACATCTCAAAATCCAGATGTATTCAAAAAATTTGTGGATTCTATGAAAGAAACCGGAATCATATTAGAAATATTATCTTATGGTAACACAAAATGCTTAGTAATTGCAAAATTAAAAGATAGTGAAACAGCTAGACGAGTAGATTTTATGTACACTCCACCAGATGAATATGCATTTGCAATATTATATTTTACAGGAAGTAAAGCATTTAATACAGTAATGAGAGGTCATGCATTAAAAATGGGTATTTCATTAAATGAACATGGCGTATATAAAAAAGATGCTGGTGAAAAAAAAGGTGATAAAATGTCAGTAGATGTGAGAACAGAAGAAGATATATTCAAACTATTAAATTTGAAGTATAAATCTCCCGAAGAAAGAATAGATGGACGCTCAATTGAATTAATAAATAAAGAAATGACGAAGAAAACTGAAGAAAAGAAAGAGGAAAAACCTAAACGAAAATATACCAGAAAAAAGAAAGTAGATAGTAAAGAAAAGAAGGAGGAAAAACCAAAACGGAAATATACCAGAAAAAAGAAAGTAGAAGAAAATAAAACAATAGAAGTAGAAGAACCAATTAAATTAGATGTTGAAGAGCTGCCAGAATTAGTACCAATAATAACACAAAAAGAACTATCAAAAGAGAAACCTCAAAGTATTACAAAAAATACAACAAAAAGAAAAAGGGTTTTAAAAAAAGATGTGAATATAAGTAAAGAAATGAAAGAGAAGCAGCCAGCAAAGAATGAGAAAAAAATAAACAAAGAAATAGCAAAACAACAAATGTTAGATTTTAAAAAAGATGGAGTATCAGTTTTAGAAAAACTATCAGAAACTGATTTGGAAAATATGATAACAGTAGCGAATGAACAATATTATAATACTAAGAAACCAATAGCAACTGATGCAGAATATGACATAATTGTTGAGTATATGGAACGAAAATATCCTAATAATTTAGTATTAGAAGGAGTCGGTGCAAAAGTGGAGAAGAACAAGGTAACTTTACCATATGAGATGGCTTCTATGGATAAAATTAAACCAGATACCGGTGCATTACAAAACTGGAAAACGAAATATAATGGTCCTTATGTATTATCATGTAAATTAGACGGTGTTAGTGGTTTATATACAACAGAAGGTGAAACAGCAAAGTTATATACACGTGGTGATGGAAAAGTGGGTCAAGATATTACCCATTTATTAAAGGTATTAAAATTACCTAAAGAAAAAGGATACGTAGTACGTGGTGAATTTATTATTTTAAAATCGGTATTCGATGAAAAATATAAAAAGACATTTGCTAATCCTCGTAATTTAGTATCAGGTATAGTAAATAGCAAGACAATTGACGAGAAGGCAAAAGATTTACATTTTATAGCATATGAAGTAATAAAACCAGAGTTGAAACCATCTGAACAAATGAAAAAATTAGAAGAATTAGGTCATAAAGTAGTTCAAAATAGATTGGATGAAAATATAACAAATGAAACATTATCAGAAACATTAATTGATTGGCGTACAAATTATGAATACGAAATAGATGGCGTAATAGTAACCGATGATAAAATACATATACGAAAGTCTGGTAATCCTGAACATGCTTTTGCATTCAAAATGGTAATATCAGATCAAGTAGCCGAAGCTAAAGTATTGGATGTAATATGGACACCAAGTAAAAGCGGATATTTGAAACCAAGAGTTAGAATAGAGCCAATACGATTAGGAGGTGTTACAATTGAATATGCAACCGGTTTTAATGGTAATTTTGTTGAGACAAATAAGATAGGAATAGGTGCAGTTATAGAATTAGTTAGAAGTGGTGATGTTATTCCACATATTAAATCAGTAACAACTCCAGCAGAGAAAGCAAAGATGCCTGATGTTTCTTATCATTGGACAGATACTCATGTAGATATTATTTTGGATGATGTATCATTAGATGAAACTGTGCAAGAAAAGAATATAACAGCTTTTTTTACAAGTTTAGAAGTAGATGGATTATCAAGTGGAAATGTAAAAAGATTAATGAAAGCAGGTTATAATACAATACCCAAGATCTTACATATGAAAAAAAACGATTTCGAAAAAGTAGAAGGATTCAAAGAAAAAATGATAAATAAAATACATGATGGAATTCATAGTAAAATAGAGAAAGCCAGCTTAATAGAGATTATGTCTGCATCAAATATGTTTGGACGCGGTATTGGAACGAAAAAGATAACTCCTATAATGAAAACATATCCAAATATTCTCACTAGTAAAGAAACGCAGGAAGAAAAGAAAGAAATGTTAGTACAAATACAAGGCATAGGCAAAGAAAATGCTAAGAGTTTTGTAGAAAATATCGAAAATTTCATGCGTTTCTTAGAAGAATCAAAATTAACATCAAAACTCATTAAAAAATTAGAGAATACTATATCTTTGAAAAATGAAAAAGTAGATGATAAAGAAGAGAAAGATATAAATCATCCTTTATATGAAAAACATGTTGTTATGACAAAAGTAAGAGACAAATATATTATAGAACAATTGAAAAAATTGGGAGGTATAATGGATGATAATATGGGAAAAAATACTGATATACTAATAACTAAAAGTTATGAAGATGTTTCTAATAAAACAAAAAAAGCCAAAGAAATGGGAATACCTATTTTTACACCAGCAGATTTTGTTAAAAAGTATAATTTATAGATGTATAAGAATGAATAGTTACAAAAATTGAATAAAAATCTTATAATTTTATTCAATTAAAGATATAATCAAAATTAATATATAATAATGGAATGTTCAAATAGAGATATACGTTACATGGATATAGCAAGTAGTGAAGCACATAAATCATTAGTTACATATAAACATGGTTGTGTGGCTGTAGTATCCGGAAAAATAGTAGCAAGAGGTTTTAATAATTATAGAACATATTCGAGAGATGGTATGATAAACAATACATGTTCATGTCATGCAGAAATAAGTGTTTTACGAAAATGTATAAAACAGAATATAAAAAAGAAGATAACATTATATATAGCTCGTATATCAGCAACAAATACATTAAGTTCATCGCAACCATGTATGGATTGCTATAACACTATGAAACAATTTGGTATAAAACGATTAATTTATAGCGATAGTCATGGTAGTATAATAAAAAAAGATATGGATTCATTTACTTCAACATTTATGTCTAGTGGTAAGAAAGCTATTGATCATAATAGAGTTAAACTATTAACAAATCAGACATAGCAGGGATATTTATCAATATCAATAACATGTGTAATATCTACATTTTTTTTAGATATTTCAAATTGTATAAAGAAAGGTAGTTTTAACTGGGATTCGGGTGTATGATGATGAACAGTTCTAGCAATCATTTTATACAATTTAAAGTCTGGATATCTTTCTTCTCCGTTTTTTTTATATAATATATTCTTATTATTATCATCAGTGCACCATAATTTTACTATTTTTTGGAGATCATTAAAATCTTCTTCGTTTTCATCATTATCTATAATGAAGTCGTATAATGAACTACCTAATCTACATAGATCAAAACTAAAATTTGGTTCTATTCTTGGTTTCTTTTCATTGAAATAAGGCTCACAATTGTATTGTGAGTTAGCATCACCTTCGGGTCCAAAGCTGTCGCTACAATAAATACGCCCATTAAATTTATATATGCTTCTTCCAAAATCAATAATTTTATATATTTTCCCATATGTGGGTACTTTATATAGTTGTTTGTTGTAATGATAATATAAAAATTCTTTATCAGTAGTAGAAAACATAATATTGTTTGTATGTAAATCATTATGTGTAAAATGAAAACATTTTTGATAACATAATAATGTCATTATAACTTGAAATAATGCACATATACCTTCATTACTACTCATTTGTTCATTTTCAAATAATTCATCAAGAGTTCCATCACATTTTTCAATACAAATTGCTTGTACAGGAAAATTTTTTAAATAAGCGAATGTTTCAACTTCACAAAAGCTGCTTTCATTTGTTTCCAAATCATTACTATCGGTTTCCCAATTGTCGATATTTTCATCTAACTCAGATAGCTCATTTGAATCATCTAATTCAGATAGAATTGACTCATTATCAGATAATAATATAGACTTAGTGTTTTTAGACTCCTCACTAGATACAGATTCAACGCTATCACTATCATCATCACTGTCAGTCGATTCATTTGTTTCATTATTATTAATTGTTTCATTTTGATATATAATACTTAAATCGTCATTAATAATATCAGTTTTATCATCATTTGATATATTTTCAATATTTATTTCAGGTAATGAATAACATGTAAAATTATGTTTCGTATTACACAATTTTAATGGTTCTTTATTTGCTCTAGAACCAAAGTTGAAAAAAGGGTTGTCAGTAACTGTAATTGTAAATAGATTATTTAAATTATTTTTGAAATATTCTGATCCATGTAAATAATCTAGATCATCAGAAATATCTAGTTTGTATTTATTTTGTATGCATAAAAATGAACCATAATAGTCTAAGGCATTAGAAAAGTGATGCATATTTAAAAGTTGGCTAGATAGGTAACAAAAAAAGTTGTCTGTATATGATACATTATTAGGATCTACAAACTTTTTATGTACGGTATTTGAATTATCTTGTATTATAGGTAACTTTGTAATTTTATCATTATCATTTTTATACTTTCCAACCATGTACCTAAGAGGATCTAATAATGGTGAAAATTTAATGAAAATGTTTTTTTCTAAATAAGAATCATTTACTCTATCATACACATTATTAGGATCTACGAATTGATATCGATGATTTAAAGTAATTCTATTATAAGTATTTTCATCTAAATGAAACAATTCTTTATATAAAGGATTATAATTCTGGTATTTATCAATAGCGTATGGGTGATAATTATCATTATCTACAGAAACATTTGAGTAAAAAGATTTATTTATTTTAGGGATCTTATGATAATACAATTCAAATTTAGGCATAATAAATACTGTTATAAGTGGTTTGTATATTTTTCTTAAAGTAATTAAACTAATAAATAATATATTGAATACGTTCAAGCCTGATGAGAATAAAGGACCAGTTATTGTAATGATTGGAAGACGTGATACTGGCAAATCATTTCTAGTAAGAGACTTATTATATTATCACCAGGATATTCCTATAGGAACAGTTATATCCGGAACAGAAGCAGGGAATGGTTTTTATTCAGCTCATGTGCCAAAATTATTCATTCATGAGGAATATAATACAGTATTAATAGAGAATATACTTCGGCGACAAAAAACAGTCTTAAAACAGGTAAATAAGGAAATAGAAACATATAAAAGAACAACTATCGATCCTAGAGCTTTTGTTATTTTAGATGACTGTTTATATGATCAAGGATGGACTCGTGATAAAATGATGAGATTATTGTTTATGAATGGCCGTCATTGGAAAATTATGTTAATTATTACTATGCAATACCCTTTGGGTATTCCACCAAATTTGAGAACAAACATAGATTATGTATTTATATTACGCGAGCCATACTTAACAAACAGAAAAAGAATTTGGGAAAATTATGCAAGTATGTTTCCAACATTAGAAGCATTTTGTGCAGTTATGGATCAAACAACGGAGAATTATGAGTGTTTAGTTATAAACAACAATGCTAAGTCAAATAAATTAAATGATCAAATTTTTTGGTATAAAGCAGAAAAACATCCTGATTTTAGACTAGGTTCAAAAGAGTTCTGGGATATATCAAAAAATATGGGTTCAGATGATGAAGATGAAGCTTATGACCCAAATAAATCAAAAAAGAAAACTGGTCCTTCTATAAATGTTAAAAAAACTAAGTGGTAAAAAAATAATAATATAAATCATTATTATTTTTTATAAATTTTAATTTGTTTCATTATGCTTTGGACTATTAATATCAATTAAGTTATTGGAATTGTCAATATTAGTTTCATTAATATTTTCGGCTGAGCTATCATCAAAATTTGTTTCTACTAGTCCTACCATATTTTCCGTGTCATCATTCGTAAATATTAATTCATCATCTGAATCACTACTAGATTCAGTATTAACAGTGTTATTATCATCGTAATTATTAGATGCAATGTTTATAGTAGTTGTTGAATTAGAAGCAATTTGAGATGTATTTTGATAATGTGACAAAAGTTGGTTAAAGCTACTAGCAAGTTGGTTTGCATTATCTCTTCTTTCATGACGGCTTTTGTTTTCCATATCATTTCTATATTTAATTACAAATTCTCTTTCTACATTATCAGTTTTGATGTGTGATTCATGATGATTTTTATTATAATCACATGGACTTTCAAAGATAGGAAGTTTATCATTAAAAGTGACAGATAGTTTTACTTTATTTGTATTTTTCAGTCTATGTTTATTTTTTATAATTTTACGTCCAAATTGTGAATTTTGTTCTGAAAAATTTTTCAATGCAGCTTTCCAATAAATACTGTTTTTTCGTTTAATTGTAGAATTTAATGAATATAAACTTCTGTAATAATATTTGATATAAGGAGTAAATGCTTTCATAAATATATCTTCAGGAAAATCATCATTTATGTTAATAGATGATTCAGGATGACAATCATTATAATTTTCAATCATATCTATAATATCTTCTTTAAGACAATCATCACAATCGGCAATAGATCTAGTAATAATAGTTTTCTCTCTTAACATACATTCATAATTATCTAAGAATTTATCTATTGAGAAATTTGATAAATAGTATTGATAAAATACTTCAGGAATATTAAAATCACTTTTTTTAATAGCATAATAAATTGTATATAAATTACTTTTTGAAAAAGGAATGTTATTATATGGATTTTTACATGGTAGCGGTTCTGAATATAATTCATCGGAATTGCTTAAACTTTTATGCACAATTTTAATCATATCTGATACTGTAAATAAATATTTACGACCTTCCTGTAAAATCTCAATGTGTTTATTTTTTGTTACGTCAATTGGATTCATATACATATCTTCGGAACACCCTAGCTTTGCTTTTTTAAACTTCCATATAAATGCAAATTTATTTAAATTAATATAATGTTTGACACTAGTTGAAACTATAGAAATATAAGTATTTTTATCTTCCTTACATGCAAAAGAATCTTCCGCCATAATTCTCATTTTCACGTATTTTTGAGATCTTTTTGGTACTAAACAATCGTAACAACGATAATGGTTTTGAATAAAATAATGGATGCAACCAAGTTTATCAATAGTTTGTTTGTTCTTTTCAGAATAATTACAGAAATCTTCAAAATTTAGTGGCTTAGAAATACATTCATTAAACGTACCATAAACTATTTTTTCTAATATAGTGTAAAAACTATTGTATCCAGACATATTTTTAGATAATTATATAATTAATGTTTTATGTAATTATATAATAATTTTTTTAATCAATTTTTATTATTTTAATCTACTTTCTCAAGTGAATCTTCATCATCATTCTTTTTCATGGCATTCTCCATAATCATTTCATTATGAAGCTTTGTAGATTCTGCATCAGCTACTTCTCTTGATTCAAAATCGACTGTTTCTTTAACACCAACAAGATTTCCTTCTTCATCTATAGTTTGAGTAAGAACATTGTTATTTTCTTTAGCCTTTTCAATATTTTCTGCAATAGCTTTCTTCTTTGTTTCACGAATGCGTTCCTCAAATTCTTTCTTTGCCATTTGTTCATTCTTAAGTTTTTCTTTGTGTAGAGCGTTAAGTTCTTCTTCCAAATGTTCTACACGACCAGTCTTGTATGCATCTGGATCCCATGGAACCCAAATACCTACAGGTCCAACGAAAATATCGTGATTTGGATCATTTTCACGAAGTTGCTTACTTTTCATTTCGGCTTCTTCTTGCGTACCAAATACACCACGGATCTTCAAACCTCTAACTGATGTTTGGAATGCATGATCACGAGAAAATTGTTCATTTAGCTTATCTTCTTGCTTGTCCATAAAATTTCTATAATCATCCTCGATTCCACTCTTCTTAAGTTTCAAACCTTCTTCTTTAATAAATTCGTTGAAATCTTCAATCAATGTATCAACTTTCAAGCTATACTTAAATGCAATAAAATGTATAAAATCAAAATATCTTTCCATTGATTTGGAGAATTCCCATTGCTTTACAAACTGATCAAATAAATATACCTCACGCTTCTTAAGAATTTTTTCAGGAGACACAAAAGATATACAGGCAAATTTTTGTCCAGCAATAGGTGAATCTTCATCACATAGATCTACATATTTAGGATTTTTTTCGCCATTAGGTAAAGTCTTTTTCTCAAACTCTGACATTTAGACAATATACAAGAAGAATACCTATATATTTAAGTAATTTCTTGCAAATAATAATAAACTATTTTTTTTTATTATGTTATATTATACATTCAAATATGCCCGAAATGTTTGACATGAACGAGTTGTTGAAACGTGCTATCAAATACTTGATTGAAGGTTTAGCTGTAGCTATCTGTGCTATGCTTATCCCCAAGAAGGCTCTTAACGTAGAAGAGATTATCATTATTGCATTAACCGCTGCTGCTACATTCAGCATCCTTGATGTTTTCATCCCTGCCATGGGATCCAGCGCACGCAATGGTGCTGGTATGACACTTGGCAGCACCCTTGTAGGAGGTATCCGCTTAGCCGCATAAATTTACTAATATGATACAATGATTATATTTTTATAATCATTATATTTACACTGTAGGAAAATATTCCCAATCTAAGTCATTACATACTTTTTTCCATATCATATCTTGTTCTAGTTGTTTTTCTCGATCTTTCATCATTGGAATATAGGGCAAATACTGTGTTTGATCTAGTAAAACACATAATTGATAAAGAGTATAAGTATAATTAAAAAAATTTGTTCTATTTGGAGGACAATGTACTGCCCACGGTTTTTGAATTTCTATAAATAATACACATAACGTTTCGTGTAATTCTTCATTCATTACCGGTGGTTTAATACCAAACATCGAATTAATATATTGTATATGTTCAAAATATTTATTATATCCTAATTTTCGTAATATTTCTCTCATTTTATCGTAATTAATCTCTTTCATATCTGTAATACGTTCCTTTTTTATACGAGCACGAATATCTGCAATAACTTCTTCTGGGATTTGAGTTGTCTCTTTTGCTTGAAATTGTGATAGAATCTCTTTGAAATGATTTAAACGAATATAAGCTGTATAAGATACTTCATTTGGTGGCTCTTTATTAGTAGGTTTAGAATTATCAACTATATAAGATATATATTTTCCACATTTATCATTATTGCAAACTAATATACCCTCTTCATCTAATGCAATCATTTCTCCTTTATGACATATATTACATATATCAGTTGCAATTATATAAGATTGGATATTTTGAATTTCATTTGTAACATTTGACCAATATTGTGAATAATATTTTTTAGATTGACTATATTTTTCATTAGTCAAGTCTTCTGATTCTTGAGAAGTAGCTTTTATTTTGAAAAAAGTATTTAATACTTTCGAGTTTTGATTAATTATATTAGAATCATTCGAAATTTGCTGTTTTTGTTCAAAATATTCAAAAACATGTTTTGAATTATCTAGTAAATATTTTTTCTTTTCATGTTTCAATGATTTAATCTCTTTATTAATTTCAGCAATACGATCTTTTATATTCATAAATTCGTCTAGTTGATTTTCACTTAATTTACTAACAGAATCTTTTAATTGTTGTTTCTCTTTTTGAAGATTTGGAATAATATTTTCATCAATATTATGAAATTTTTCTAAAAGCTCAGCATGTTTAATATCTATTGTCCGTATATTTTGTGTTGTAGAAGAAATTTTACTTCCTCTTTTATTTGACATATGATTATAGATAATAATACAATCATATGTTTTTTATGTTAGTTTTTTTCTAATAGGTTAGTTTTTGTTTTTTTTGGATATTTTATTTTTTTTAATTTGACGACGTTTTGTTTTTCTTTTATTAGTTTTTTGTTTCTTTCTCTTAATTTTCTTTGTTTTGTTTGTTTTACCTCCAACACCAACCGAAATAGCAGAAGGTTCATTAAATATTGTATTTAATTTTTGAGGTTCATTTGTTCTCATGAAATTATCCTTCAATATAGAATCTATTTCTCTTTTTTCTTCCTCAGGTAATAAATTATATTTGTTAATATCTTCTTGTGTAGGATCATACTTATCATTTCTATTTGTATGTGCTGTAATTTTATCACGTAACAAAGAAAAATCACTATTTGTACTTTCTTCCATATTTTCTGTGGCATCTTCTTCCATAGTTTCTGAAACAATTTCTTGATTAACTTGTTCAGTTTCCTCTTTAATTAAATCGAAGTTCTCGATAAAATCATTTAATAAACGATAATCATAAATAAATAATCCAGAGTCGTTAGTTAGACTATTTAATAGATTAATAACTTCGAGAGATTTATTATCGTCTTTACATATAGATCTAATTAAGTAAGTTTCTAGGTCTGGTTCAGATATCATACTTGTTTTATCGACTAATAATTCGATTAAATTATTCATTTCATCACTTTTTCCCATAGTCTTTTCATCAGAAAACTCGGATAGCTTATTAATTAAAGTAAGCATTTCATTTTCTATACTGATAACACCTTCTGAAAATGTTAATTCTGTATTAATTGTCATTTCTTGATCTATTTCTTTGTCGTCATTAATTTTTTCTATAATATCTTGGTTAATACGTTGCTGATTTTCTATTTTATCCTTAGCATATTTTAATAGTTCAGCTAATGAATGTTCTTTTACATCTTTCAAAGTATAATATTCTAAAAAATGGTCAAGTTCTTTATATTCGTTATGATTACCTCCATAAAAATCGGGAATTTCTTCACCTGCTATATGATAATTAAAACAAGATACCAGAATTTTTTTATATTTCTCTCCAGTTTTTCTTACAGTCATATATTGACTTACTTCTTTTCTTCCATCGGCTAATAATTTTTCTTTACCTGTCAATTCACCTTTTACTGGTGCTTTTTTTGCGGAAGGTTTAGTTGCTGATTTTTTTATAGGTAACTTTGACGGCTTCTTTGCTATAGTTCCACCAAAAAGTTCCTTACCATTATCATATAATTTATCTATCCATACCTTATATAGCTTTGTTTTAACATCAAACATTACATCTAATTGATTTTTTTCCTTTGCTACTACTGCTATTCCATTTTTTCTGCATCTATCTTTTAAGTAAGTATCTAGCGTAAATACCATATCTTCTGGTGTAGCAAATGCTGCGTGAAGCAAATCTCCTAATAGTTTGTATAAAATCATTCTTTGACCTCGTTTAATATTATCTGGAGTTACATTGGCCTGATTCGTATTAAAAAAATGGTCCTTTTCCCCATTTCCTAATATTAAAATTTGTTGTATTAAATGATTAAATTCATCGGCAGTTTGTCTTTTATTATCCGGTATTTTCAGTTGCTTCTTACTTTTTGTAGCAGCCATAGAATAACCAGTTTTATGGATATATTCAGTATATTCATCTTTAAAATACTTGTGATTTATATTAATAGTAGCAGCAATAACAGTCGGTTTTTCTACCTCTTGAAAATTGTTATTCATGAATTTAAAAGTAATTTTAACATTTAATCCATACTTTTCTAAGTCAATAGTTTTATTACGATATTTCATAACAGATGATGGGAATTCAGCAGGGTATCTTCTTGAAGCAGGATCAAAATAATAAGCAGGTGTATATTTTTCATTCATACCTATTTTTTCAGCGGGTTCAGTATCACGTATTGAAAAATTTTCACGTATTACACTAGGTTTTGTATATATATCTTTCTTAGGGATAATAATAGGTTTAACATATGCAAGATCGGGATAATCAATATCTTCAATGTTATTAAATAAAGAATCTCTACAAGTTTGATATAACGAATTTTTTGGATTACCTGCATCATGATCCATATCTTCATAATTTAAATTATTATTCCATTCTTGAAATGTTGCATCGGTTTTATTTACTAAATAATTTTCAAGCATTGAATATATATATTTATTACATATATTTAATTAGAACGTTTTGTTTTATTTTGAGCATTATGTTTATTTTTTCTTGTTTTATTTTTCTCACTGGGCTGTAGTTTCTTTTTCATATAAAAATATTCATCATCATTGTAATCTAGTTCAGTAAAACCGTATTTTTTGTAATAGTTCAATAAAAATCCTGGGCTTCCGTGTTCTGGTTTTTTTTCAACATAAAGATATACTCCATCTGTTTTTTTTGAAGAGTGCATTAAATATTCGGATGTATATTTTTCAATTAAATCCATAATAATAGATACAGGAGACTTTTCTGATTTAATTTCTTTAAATTTGGCACGACATACTTCATTAATGGTAGGCTGCTGATATTTTAAAAATCCTAGGTTAGACTTTTGAACAGTTGCAGCTCCAGCATCAATGAAATTCTTATAATTTGTTTCATTTTCATGGTACCCTAGTGAAATTGGTACAATAAAAGTTTTTTCATTGTTTGATGAAAATAAATCAATGATTCTCTTTCTATTTTCATTATTATCATTATTATCATGAAAACAAATTTTTTGCATATTACTTAATAATTCAGCTAAATCTACAAAATCTAATTCCTTGGGTAATAAATCACATTTGTAATTACGAAATCTAATACGTGTAGCTATTTGTTTATTAGAATTAATTTTATATATAGCAGATTGATATTCAGGAATAGACATAATATATATTATAATATTATAATTTATTCGTCTCAAATAAGAAAACGCAATCTATTAATTGATTATATGTCACAAGAAATTTCTGTTGAATTACCAGATAATTTAAAACTAAATAAAATATTTTTACAAAAAATGATTTTCATAACTAACGCTTTAGAACAAGGTTGGGCAGTTAAAAAAAATGAGGATTCTTATATATTCTCAAAGAAACATGAAAATAAACGGGAAATATTCCAAGAGGATTATTTAGAAACCTTTGTTACCTCTAATTTTTCGACTAATATTATATTTTCAGAATTCGAAAAATCTACTAAAATATAATTAAATATATATTTAATGTATAATGAGTGAAATAGTAGGGCAGGGTTCATATGGTTGTGTAGTAAAACCGAGCTTAAAATGTATAACTGATACTGATTATACAAATAAAGTATCAAAAATAATGACTACACGTGATGCAAAAGATGAGCAAAAAGAAATGAAATTATTCAAAAAAATAAAAGGTATTGAAAAATATACAATGGCTTATCCAGAATTATGTTTGCCTAAAAAAGACCAGCTTTTTCACAAAGTAATCAAAGGTTGTAAGGCAAATCCAGTAAGACAAGAGTATTACTTTTCTGGTAAAAATCCTGAAGGGAAAAACATATCATTGTTATTATTAGATGATGGTGGTGTTGATTTATATAATTTCTCACGCAAGGTATTTCCCAAACTTGATGAAAAAGATAAATCTATTTTTTTTACATCTATATTGAACTTATTAGAGGGTCTTACTTTTTTTATTGATAATAAAATTATACATCATGACTTAAAATTAGAAAATATTGTGTATAACATTGAAACTGGTACATGTAAATATATTGATTTTGGTTTAATGACTACAATACCTAAATTTATTCGTACTGCAAAACAAAGTAAGAATAGAATGGCTCATTCTTGGTCATATTTTCCAACAGAGGTCGGTTGTTCAAATAATAATAAATTTATAAAAGATAAATGTAAAAAATATAACACTCAATTTGAACACGATGAATTTTTGAAAAAAGTTGCAAATGGTTTCGACACTTATAGCTTATCTTTGGCTCTAAGAGATATGTTTTCTAAAATTTATTATGATGATAGTTATTACAATCAAGAATTCATAGAAGATGCCAAATATTTAATGAGAGATTATAGTAGGGATGATTTTTTCAAACGTAAAACTGATTGTAAAAAGTTATATAATGATTATAAGGAATTATTGAATATGCATGTAGTTTATACAGAAACTACACCTACACCTTCAAAGGAAAGTATTGAAATAGCTAGTAAATTATCAGTATCTAATAATATTAGATGTCCTCCAGGGAAACCTGTTTATAATCCATATACAAAAAAATGCGTTGTAAAATGTAAGGATGACAAGGTACGTAATGAAAAATTTCGCTGTGTAACAAAAAAGAAGACACTATTAAAAAAACATAGTAAAACCAAAAAAATAAAACCACTTACTAAGAGTAAAGAGTGTATTAGTAAAGGAAAAGAATTGAATCCTAAGACAAATCGTTGTGTAAAATTATGCGATAAAGGTAAAATTAGAAATGAAAAATTTGTATGTGTATCTGATAAAACAAAGCAGAATAAATAATTCAGAATTTTTTTAGCATCACTTACAAAGCAATAAATTAAATGTATTTATAATTTATCCAATAAATACATTTTAGCATTGTATTTACAAATAATAATTTAGGAAATATACTATTAAGAAAAAATAATTAATTTCGTATTTTTCTGAAATTATTTTCTTAATCTATTGTATAACTACAGACAAATGGCTGGAGGACTTATGCAACTTGTCGCCTATGGCGCCCAAGACGTTTTCCTTACTGGAACCCCTGAGATTACCTTCTGGAAGGTATCTTACAGACGCCACACTAACTTCGCTATGGAGTCTATTGAGCAGACATTCTCTGGTCAAGCCGACTTCGGACGCCGTGTAACATGCACAATCAGCCGCAATGGTGATCTTGCATACCGCACATATCTTCAGGTCACTCTTCCTCAGATTGATCAGGACATGAACGCTTCTGGTGATGTCTATGCCCGTTGGTTGGACTTCGTTGGTGAGCAGCTCGTTGCCCAGGTTGAGGTTGAGATCGGAGGACAGCGCATCGACCGCCAATACGGTGATTGGATGCACATCTGGAACCAGCTCACCCTTTCTAAGGAGCAACAGGCTGGCTACCACAAGATGATTGGTAACACCACCGCCCTTACCTACATCACAGACCCCAACTTTGCTAACGTATCTGGACCCTGCGCTTCTGCCGGAGGACCCAACCAGGTATGTGCTCCCCGCAATGCTCTTCCTGAGACTACTCTCTACGTACCCCTTCAGTTCTGGTTTTGCCGCAACCCTGGACTTGCCCTTCCCCTCATTGCTCTTCAATACCACGAGGTCAAGATCAACATTGATTTCCGCCCCATTGGTGAGTGCCTCTGGGCTGTAAAGGAGCTTGAGGCTACCAGCGGAACTGTATCCGTAAGCGCCGCTTACCAGCAATCTCTTGTAGCTGCTTCTCTCTATGTTGATTACATCTTCCTTGACACTGATGAGCGCCGCAAGATGGCCCAGAACCCTCATGAGTACCTCATCGAGCAGGTTCAATTCACTGGTGATGAATCTGTTGGTTCCTCTTCCAACAAGATCAAGCTTAACTTCAACCACCCTTGCAAGGAGCTTGTTTGGGTAGTACAGCCTGATGCCAACGTTGATTACTGTGCATCTCTTGAGGGTGGTGAGACACTCTACAAGACCCTTGGTGCCCAGCCTTTCAACTACACTGATGCCATTGATGCTCTCCCCAACGCCATCCACGCTTTCGGTGGTGTAACACAGACATCTGGTGCTGAGGCCTTCATCGCTGATGATGTATTCCAGATGAAGAACGCCGCTGATATCGGTAACGCTGATGGTACTGGATCCGCTGTATCTGATGCCGGTACATTCGTACTTGCCGAGACCGCCCTTGACATGCACTGCTGGGGTGAGAACCCCGTCGTCACCGCTAAGCTCCAGCTTAACGGACAGGACCGCTTCTCCGAGCGTGAGGGATCCTACTTCGACGTTGTCCAACCCTACCAACACCACACCCGTGCCCCTGATGCCGGTATTAACGTATATTCTTTTGCTCTCCGCCCTGAGGAGCACCAGCCCTCTGGCAGCTGCAACTTCTCCAGAATTGACAACGCTGTCCTCCAGCTTGTTCTTTCTTCCAACACAGTTGCTGGCGTACATACCGCCAAGGTACGTGTCTATGCCGTCAATTACAACGTACTCCGTGTAATGTCTGGTATGGCTGGACCTGCTTACAGCAACTAAGCATTTTAATATATTAATAATTATTATTACTTGTAAAATATTAAATAAATAAATATTTGATTCTCATATCAAATATTTATAGATGAGTACATGAAGCATTGCCTAGAAAGAAAAGATAAAAACTAAATTTATTACCTAATTGGTTTGATTTATATAAATAATAATCTACTATTCCTGCAATAAGTATAAAGGGTAATGTATATAACACAGCTTTTTCTCCATTCAATATTTTTTTATTCAAATCTTGTTTAATATGACCTCTATTAAAATAATATAATCGTTGTGTATTTGTAAGATATAAGATAAATAACATGAAAAAGAATATACTGTTCCATAGAATTCTTGTTTTAGAGGATATTAAAAACAATCCATATATACCCAAAGCATAAAGCATACTATCTAAACAATTTCCATTTGACCAATCTACACTATGTTTGTCTTCTTCTTTTTTATCAAAGGACCATCCTCCTTCTAACATAATAAACATAAAAATTAAGCCAATACCAATTACATGTTTTCCATATATATTATTACTTAAAAATCTTTGAGTACTACATGAAAAAATTTGTGTAGCATAGCCACCAGCTATTACTAAAAATGCTACAAACATAAAAGAAATTTTAGAAATATTATTAGTTAATTTCTCTCCTTCTAAAGTGTCGATAAATTTGACTATTTCTTTTTCTTCATATTCTGCTAGGTTTGACATTATATAATAATAATATATATTATTTAATAAAAGTAGCATAAATAAATACATATTATTAGAACAATGGCAGTATATTGTTCTACATCATTACAAACACAAAATGACCTATTAATGACAAATTTAACAGAATTTTACAAACAAGAGGAACACGTTGAAACAATGATGCGTGTTATTAATGGAGAATCAAGAATATCGTTAAGAATAGTTGATTGGTTTGTAACTAACTACGCAAAAAAAAATTATACAGTATATGATTTACCTATAAATAAAAGTAATACCGTAATAAAGACTCGATTCAAAGTATATAATGATTACAAATTGAAATTAAAGGCTTATTCAAAAAAACGATTCGATCCTTTTTGTAGATGGGAAAGAATTACGATCCCTTTTAATCAAAAACATATGGAAACTACTATAGGACAATTGAATTTTTTTAAATGGGCGCTAGAAAATAAAGTAATTGATTATATTGAACAAAATTATCAGACTATTGAAAACGATATGAATAATCGTAATAGTTCATCAAAAAAACGCGCTCCTACCGATAACAATGATAACTCTAAAACAAGAAAGAAAAGAGAAGAATTATCAGTATCTGCTTGTAAATGCATTAAGAAAGAAAAAGTAAAAATTGTAGTAAAATTCGATCTTTAAATAATCGATTTAATAATTTTCAAAATTTTATCTACTTGTTCTTCTTCATCATCAACTGCATCAATACATATCATAGGTAAAAATGAATTAGCACTTAATTCAGTAAGTCGTTTATTTAGCTTTTTTCCAGCATAACAAAACATTGAATAGTTAGTATCCCCAAAGGCAATTAAGAAATAATTTACATTTTCTAATAAATTATTTGAAAGTTTTCTATTTTTTATATTTTTCCAAAAATAAGAAGCATTATCAGGCATTTCTCCATTCCCAGTAGTTGAACATAAAAAAAATATTTTTTCATAATTATTTAATTCTTCCAGTTTATTTGAAAAATAATTCATTGAATAAATACTACATGATAAAAAACTATCCTTTATCTCTCCATAAATAAATTTACTAATACTTTCAACATTACCTGTTTGACTTCCATATAAAATTAAACAATTAAACATAATTTATAATTATATTAAAAATTTCTTATAATAAAAAAGTTTATTTTTTATTATATAGTATCTAACATATTATGCAACATATTTATGTGAATCATCACGAAGAATTCGAGACGCGGCTGAGCCTCCACCAGCTGCTGTTTTAGTTTTGTCATCATTCAGAAAGACTGATTCATCTTCTGTATTATTATTTAAAGTTGTAATGAATTTATATATTGATTTCAACCATATATTTCCTTTATCGTCTAGATCATTTTCATCATATGTAACATCTTCATTTGTGTTTATACGAATAACAGGTATATCATCTTTATTATCAATTAACCATATATCATGATAATCCCTACATCTTTGTATATAATCTAACTCTATTCCGCTTTCGCCGGTTCTATCTCTTTTATTAATACGTTCCATACATACTGAAGGACATGAGTCAATATAAACGACTCCGTCTATTTGCACATCATCCTTACAGTTTTCGTAGAAATGCTCATAAATTTTATATTGTATATCTTCTATTTTTCCATCATCTTTTAACATTTTTGCAAAAATATTGTTATCTGCTTCCAACGATCTTTCACAAATAATATATTTACAAGTAGGATTGTTTTTAATAGCTTTTTTGATACTAGCTGAACGAGTTGCAAAAGCCATTACTTGAAATGGAAAAGCATATTTATCACTATTTTCATAGAATTTTTCTAATATAGTTGTACCATTTTCGGTTTTTATAGTATTCCATACATCTACAGGTTCCCTTAAAAATACTATATCTTTGTTATCCTTGTAACGTTTTTCTAAATTATCTATTACGGTTGTTTTACCAGATCCGATGTTACCTTCGATGGAAATAATGGTTGGTCGATTCATTATATATTTATTAGACACTAAATATTGTTTTGATGAACTAAACAATTAGTATATCAATTTTATATAGTTAAATCTACATAATACGTCCAGTAAAAGCACGTATAGGTTTATATTTTAGAATATCCAATGTATAACTACTTGTAGAAAACTCATCTGTTCCATAAATGTCTTGTAATGTAAGCCATTCAAATAAGCCTCCTGGATATAAATAAACATATTTAAAGCCCAATTTTACAATTTGAAAATATTTATTTTCACTGCTAATATCATTACAATTTTTTCCATATATGATAATATGCTTTGATTTATATTCATAGTTAGTTAATAAGTTATTAATAACACTTTCTTCTTCATTATAATCTAGAGTGTTTTTTATTAAACATTTTTGATCATTTATAGATAATGTATTAATAATGATGTATTGTTCAGGATGTAAAATTGCATATTGTAAATCTTCAAACGATACCTTATTAATAGAATTTGATGAAAAAAAAGAGAACATTCTAATTTTATAACAAATTTACGTTATATATTGTTTTTATTACCAATGATATAAAAATTGATTGAAATATAAATAATTATTTCAAAGTAATTATACTATTATTATAAACTATAACGAACGATGGATCTTAATCAATACAAGTTATCTAAGACTGAATGGGAAACTATAGAAATCCCTGTTTCTTCTGATGAAAAGGAAATTCTTAATATGATTATTGAGGGTTTCCATGAACCAAATATAAAAAAAAATAAAACAAAAACATTTTTATCATACACAAAAGTAGAAAAAACGCCAGAAATAGATTATTTTATATTTCAAACTTATTTTGAAAGCAGTGTAAATAAAACTATTCATAAATATGGTAAAGGGACACCTATAGGTAATTTAACTACTTTACGTTTCTTAGAAGGCTCTGCTTTGAAAACATTGAAAAGTGGTGATTCTATTCGCATTAAAAACTCTGAAGAAACTATTAAAAATAATAAACAAATGATTTTCGAATATATCCTATTGGACATGTTTCATAATCTATTAAAATCTATTTATACAAAAAAGAAAAAATACGCGTTTTACTTATATACTTTGATGCAAATCAGAAACACATCTATTGCTGATATCAATAATATTTTATTGAAGTATATTGATTCATGCATTGAATGGTGTAATAAATTTACAAAAATAAACGAAATAATATCAAATGCATATCAATTCATTGAACAGAATAAATATTTAATTCAGTATGAAGATAGAGAATTATACCCTCATCAGAAACAACTATTTCGTATTATAAATAATAACGAAAATCCAAAGTTGATTTTATACACTGCTCCTACTGGTACAGGAAAAACTCTTTCTCCAATTGGATTATCAGAAAAAAAAAGAATTATATTTGTTTGTGTAGCTAGACATATTGGTTTAGCATTAGCAAAAAGTGCTATATCAGTTAATAAGAAAGTAGCGTTTGCGTTTGGATGTGAAACTGCTTCTGATATAAGATTGCATTATTATGCAGCTGTTGATTATACTATAAATAAACGTTCAGGAGGTATTGGAAAAGTAGATAATTCTGTAGGAGATAACGTTGAAATCATGATTTGTGATGTTCAATCTTATTTAACTGCAATGTATTATATGTTATCTTTCAATACTCATGAAAATATTATTACTTATTGGGATGAACCTACAATTACAATGGATTATGAAAATCATGAATTGCACGATGTTATTTCTAAAAATTGGAGGGAAAATAAAATTCCTACAATTGTATTATCTAGTGCTACTATGCCATCTAAGAATGAAATTCAAAGTGTCTATGATGATTATTTACGAAAATTTGAAAATGCAGAAATTCATACAATATCTAGTCATGATTGTAAAAAATCAATACCTCTTTTGAATAAAGATGGTTACTGTGACTTACCTCATTATTTATATAAAAACCATATGGAAATGTTACAATGTGTTAATCACTGCAATAATAATAAAACATTATTACGCTATTTTGATTTAAGAGAAATTGTACGCTTTATAGAATACACGAATGAACACATAACTTTACCTGATACTATTAAGTTAAATACATATTTTGAAAATATTTCGAATATAACTATGAATAAAGTAAAAGAATATTATTTGGAATTGCTTTCATATATTGATGAGAATGATTGGAATAAAATATATGAATATATGATTTCAACACGTGAAAGTAGAGTTGGTAGTCAAATAATAGAAAAAATGAAAAGTTTAGATTCTTATAATAAACCTAAGCCTGGTTCTGACTTAAAGAAATTAAATAGTGTATTTAGTACAACAGTTAATACTAACAACACAAAAACTACAGGAGGTGTGTTAGCAACAACAAAAGATGCATATACATTTACAGATGGACCTACTATTTATTTAACTGATGAAATTGATAAGATAGGTCAGTTTTATATTCAACAAACAAAAATCCCTACTAGTATTTTTGAAAAGATTAAAGAAAATATAGATAAAAATGGTGATTTAATAACTAAAATCGAAAACTTAGAGTCAATGATTGAAAATAAAGAATCTAAAGTAACTAATGATAATAAAGTTGTTTCTGCAAGGGAAAGTGGTAGATTATCAAAAGAATCTGAAAATTGGACGCGAGAAATTACAAGACTACGTAAAGAAATAAAATTGGTATCTTTAGATCCGATGTATGTTCCAAATACAATACCACATCAGAATATTTGGGCTCCAAATGGAGAGATAGTAGAAAATGCTTTTATATCTGACATTGGTGAAGAAAATACGAAACGTATTATGAATTTGAATATTGAAACTAAATACAAAGTATTGATGCTTCTAGGTATAGGCACCTTTAAACTTCATGAAAATAAAGAATATATGGAAATTATGAAACAATTAGCTGATAATCAAAAATTATATATGATAATTGCTAGTACCGATTACATTTATGGCACAAATTATCAGTTTTGTCATGGCTTTATTGGAAAAGATCTTTCGAATGTATCTCAACAAAAAATATATCAGTCAATGGGACGTGTTGGTCGTAATAACATACAGCAAGATTATACAATACGTTTCCGTGATAACGATATGATTAGATCATTATTTATTAAGCCTACAAATAACTTGGAAGCAAAAAATATGTCTAGATTATTTAATAGCAATTGATTAGTAAGTTTAAAATATAATTATATAAACATTTTTTAATGATTATATAATAAAACATGAATGATAAATATGTTAAAAAAAGAAATAAACAAGAGACATATCGTGATATGTTAAGTGTTATGCGTAATCAAATACGTAAAATGGATTCTATTATTCAATATCAATCAAGAGAAATAGAACGTTTGGAAAACAGTGTTTGTGATTTAAAAAATATAATAGGCAAGCAAAAAAAACAAAATCAAGATTATATAGATGCAAATCACATCGATCAGCCTCATAGAAATATATATGATAACTCTGATGACATTAGTATAACTTCGCAGGATTCTGTTGGTAGTCAATCTATGATGATAAATGAATTAGGAGGTACCGTTAAAAAAATATATATTCAACGTACTAATTAAAGTGCGTTTTTATAATTTACTACATATGGGTTTTCCTTCAACTGAGAAGTAACATCCCAGTCATTTCTCTGAGCATCTACATTTGAAGGTACTTTATTATGATTACCAGCAACTCTTCCCATATTAGATACATCAGGGGATAAATATGGCATATTTCCAACAACTTCTCTGTTGTTCTTTAATTTTTCATCTCTAGTTCTTTCACGCATATTTATGTCTGAATTTAATAATGACATATTTCCCTTTGTCAAACGACCATCGATAGTACTAGATTTAATATCGTTATTTCTTTGATTTTTAATAGACTCATATGATTTTAATTCACGATGTCCATCAGTAGCACCTACACCGCCTGTATAATAAAAATCACCTGTTTCATTACGTGTTGTATATGCAACTTGGTGATCTGTGACTTGATAGGCACCTCCGTTCTGATTTGCATTTATATTAAGATGATTTTTAGAGTTCTCAGTAGTTTCACGAATAGTTGTTCCTGGTCTATCTGCTGGATTGAATATATATGAGTTTGGAACAGTAGTTCCTGCATTTTGATATGGTCTTAATGAACCTATAACATTTTCTTTTCTAGATGGTCTTAATACATCAAGTAATGGAGCAATTGCAGCACCTAAACCGCCACTTACCATACCAAAATAACCATCTTGCTTATTAGATGTTCTATTATTAGGATATGCCATTTTCGATTTGATTCCATAATCAGCGTTAGTTGCATGATTACGATTATTTGCATTTGCAACTCCTAACGGTACTGGTCCAAGTTGTTGATTATGTGATGGCATATATTCACCTGGTACATATGTAGCATCTTGTTGTGCGCCAGCAACACCTGTATAAGAAGATGTAGTTTCAGGTCTAGTTACATATCTATCAATAGGAATAGAATGTAATGTTTGACCTTTTTCTACACCAGTTGTTGTCATATAACGATCTTCAGTCATTTCAAAATCTCTATCTGGACGATTTTTTTCCATAACGCCCATTTGTTCTCTAGTAGCTATATTTTTAATAGAACTGTTAGCAGGACCTTCATGACCAATTAAAGATATACCGCCTGCTTTGGGATTTGTTGCTACACGTAAATCATCTGCTGTTTTTGGCATCCAGCTTTCACGCTGCATCATACCAGAATTAAATCCATCGCTACCTTCATTAGTATAACCAAGACCTAATCCAGGTGCAACTCTTTCTTCTTCGAATGGTTTTACATTTGCCATTCTCATACTAGGATTTACGCGGGATTGATAAAAATCACTTTGATTGGGGGCTCCATGCGCGTATTGCACATTTTCATCTGGTTTAAAAAGAGGTGACTGTTCTTTTTTTGTTATAAATTGTGACCCGGAACCAGTATAACTATCTATTATCCCTTCAGTTGTATTTGCACTACTTTTCATTGTTCTCAAGTTACTTCCAAAGAACGGTACCATATTATTATGTTGAAAGTAATCACTTCCTACCTTTTCACCGGTTAAAGACATAAATTCTGGTTGTTCCACACCATCTGTAGTTTCTTTATTTTCTCTAGAATTAAAATATTTATCTGTGTATGCTCCATTATTATCATAACGATTTACTCTAGATAAAGAAGATGTTCTATCTAATTCGCTTGAGATTACAGGTTCTTCTGATGGATAATTTCTATCAGGTATATTTGTATTGGGTAAAGTATTAGTAGTAAAAGATTCATTTACAGGTTCTTCATTATTATTTTGTTTAGATGCAACATATAATAATCCTAATGCTACTCCTGGTATTGCTAATTCCATTATAATATATAATATAATATTACATATTATAAATTTGCGTATTTATTGTATTGATGAACCTTGGCAGCTGTTTTCATTTCCGGCAATACACATTGTTGGACCAGATAAATAGTAATTATTATTGCCAACAACTGGAATTTTTGGTTCAAAGTTATCCTTTTCTAAAATACGTGATTGAACATTACAATCAAACTTTCTTTCTAAATCATTTTGTGGATTTAAAATAGGGCTCTCCCATCTAGAATGTTCTAAATCTTTATATGTCCATGCAGGATGGCTAGCTCTAGATTCTTCAGTCTTAGGTAATTCAGTTCTATAAGACTTAGCATAACTATTTACACTATGTTTCTTGTAATTATTTTTATCAGTCAAGTCTCGATTATAGTTTCTGGTAAGACCATATAGATCACTTTCTAAATTAACATAGTTTGTTTGAAGATTTGCACCCCACTTTTGTAATCTCATATGAGGATCTTCATTAAAAGGTAAATCCATACCAGGACCGGGTGTATTTAAAAAATATCGACCATGATATGTACTTTCTTCTAACTGTTTTTTTATGCGGTTAGGATCATCATGAAATCTTGTAAAAGACATTAATAAATTAATATATAATGATAAAAAAAAAGTTTAAAAAGTCTTAAACAAACAGTTCATATGACCACTCTTCCTAAATTATGCCTGAATATGATTGTTAAAAATGAATCTCATATAATTGCAAATAAACTCGATAAACTGTTAAAAAAAATACAAATAGATTATTATGTTATATGTGATACCGGTTCAAATGATAATACAAAAGGCATTATAAAAAAGTTTTTTGATGAAAAAAATATTCAAGGTGAATTATTTGATCATACATGGAACGACTTTGGTACAAATAGATCTTTAGCTTTGGAATCTGCATTTGGGAAATCTCAATATATTTTAATATTTGATGCTGATGATGAAATAGAAGGCACTATATTGATTCCAGATGATCTGAATAAATATGATAAATATAATTTAAAAATAGGTAATACGTTTGCGTATTATCGTCCTCTTTTATTAAATAATCAAAAAAAGTGGTATTTTGTAGGAGTATTACACGAATATCTTAGTACGGATGAGAAACACATTAGAGAGGCAAACTTGGAAGGGAACTATTTTATAAATTCTGGTCGCGAAGGTAATAGAAATAAAGATAAAAATAAATACTTAAAAGATGCAAAAATACTAGAAAAAGCTTTTGAAGACGTGAAAAACTCAAATGAGTATCTAGCAAATCGATATATATTTTATTGTGCTCAGAGTTATAAAGATGCTGGAAATAGCTATCGCGAACAAGCGATTAAATGGTATTCTAAACTATTAACAACTACTGCATGGAATCAAGAAAAATATTATGCATGCTTAATGTTAGGTGATTTATATGAAGATAACTTTGAAAAAATACGTTATTATATGAAATCTATAGAATATGATAAAGAACGTATTGAAGGCATGATATTTGCTTGTAAATTAGCATCTGAATATGGTTTATACAGTATGGTTATTATGTTATATGACAAATATAAAGATAATAAAAAACCTATTTCTAATAAACTTTTTTTATTTTCTAATCTTTACAATGACCATCTTCTGTTTTATGCTAGTATTAGTCATTATTATTTAAATAACATAGTTACAAGTTATAATATAATTAAAACAATTATTGATAATAACAAAGTAGATGATTATATGTTAGAACAAACTTATAAGAATTTACTATTTTATAAAACATTACTCAAAAATGATGATACAATAAATTTGTTTTATTCACTTAATACATATATTCATACAAAGCATAAAGATTCACAAGTTATATGCAAAGAATTATTAACATTGTGGGAACTTTTATTTGATTTAAATAGACATACATTCACAAAACCAATAGATTATTCTTTCTGTAATTCTTCTTCACCTAGCATTGTATTAACTTTTACAACATGCAAAAGATTGGATCTATTTAAACAAACTGTATATAGTTTGTTAAATAATATTACAGACTTAAAAAATATACATTATTGGTTTTGTGTTGATGATAATTCAAGTATTGAAGATAGAAAAGAAATGAAATCTCTATTCCCATGGATTGATTATTATATGAAATCACCTAATGAAAAAGGTCATCGTAAAAGTATGAATATTATTTATGATAAACTAGTAAAATTAAATCCTAAGTATTGGCTGCATTTAGAAGACGATTTCTTGTTTTTTAATAATTTAAGTATTATGGATACAATTAACAAGCTTGAACTATTAAAAGAAGATAATGTAAAACAAATCCTCTTCAATATAAATTATGCGGAAGTCATTAATGATTATTCAATCAAAGGAGAACTAAACACAGACATAGATAATGTGGTTATACATAATTATAAATCTGGAAAATATAATTATAGGAATTGTCATTATTGGCCTTATTATAGCTTTCGTCCATCTATAACTTTATTCGATTGTATAAAATCTATTGGTAATTTTGATACAAACAATCAGTTTTTTGAAATGGACTATGCAAATAATTTCATGAAAAAAGGTTATAAATCTGCTTTTTTAAATCAAATAAACCATATACATATAGGTAAATTGACGTCACAAGCAAATTCAGAAATAAAAAATGCATATGCCTTAAACGATGAAAATCAATTTACAAATAATTTAATGCATGTAAAAATTGTAAATCTTGAAAGAAGACCAGATCGAAAAGAAAAGGTAAATGATTTATTTAATAATGAAAACATACAATCTTGGAATTTTTATAAAGCAGTAGATGGTAATAAAATAGAATTAGATATTACTACCGCAAAACTATTCATTGGAAATGATTTTGGTAGTAGAAAAGGAGTAATTGGTTGTGCATTATCTCATTACTATATTTGGAAAGAATTGTTACAAGATAAAGATAATAATTTTTATGTTATATTTGAAGATGATATTGAATTATGTAGCAACTTTCAAAAACGATTATATAGTTTAAATCAAGAAATGAATGATAGAGAATATTTATTATTAGGGTATTCAATGTTTGATAAACTGAGAAAACAAAACTCTAGTCTATATGACAATAGAAATGATGCTATCAAAGTAAAACCTCTAGATAAGAAGCTTTATATCGGTGGTACATTTGGTTATTCCATAAACAAGACTGGAGCTAAAAAAATGATCGATTACATTGAAAAAAATGGAATTAAACACGGAATAGATTACTTGATATTAATTAATAATGATTTATTATCATATGAATGTAATCCTCAATTAGTTTTTTCTGAATGGAATGAAAATGGTAAAAACATTGATAGTGATATTCAAAATATTTCTGATAGATTTGATATTGATAAAATAATTGCATCTAATAACGATACATTTACTTTTTTCAAGCATATGGATCAGATAAACTTTGATACTCGAAAGAACAATAACAATATTGAAGAAAATTTAAATTCTTGTTTTGAAGATCTTGAAGTAGCTGGTTTTAATACTCTTGGATTTGTAAAATCTAATATAATGTACCTACAAAAATCTCCTTACTTTACAGATTCTGA